AAGTATCAGATGAAATATTACTCGGTAACAGCGGCACATATACATGTGACGAAATAGGACTATTAAAATATCGAAATGGAACATTTAAACCAATAGGTATACNNCATTATGATGAATGGAAAACGGTAACTTGTACATATAATAAAACGAGGCAGTTAGATTGAATGGCTTTAGAAAAAATAATTGGAGAAGTTTTTCACAACAACATATATTGGAGAATTATAAGGAAAAAAAGACCTTTAACAGTTGATATAAAGGAGCATTTAAAAAACATGTATGACAGGATAGATAACATATCATTAGTACGAGCAAAACAATACGGATGGCTACAACCATTAGAAAATCAAATACAATATTTAAAAAANCTTTATTGGGACACAACAATGTTTGACTATATGATATCACAATATTATAAACATAATAATATGAAACGNCACTACAAATGAATAAACGATTAATATTAAAAGGGATTATATGGGAAACATTAGGATTACTAACATTATACGTATTAACAAGTAATGTAGAAATAAGTTTAATATACACAGTAACAAGAATAATCACGTATTACGTTTATCATAAAATATGGAAAAATATATGTTTATGGAAATAACTGATTCGAAAAAACAATGAAAACTTTTTTGAGGCGAACAAAAATATGAAATTAACAACTATAGTATTAACGGCTTACACCGCTTTAATGCCTTCGACGTGTGAGAAAGGCATAGACGACGGATACATAAGTCAAAATGAAATATACGATTATCAATACGGGATAATAGACGTAAATCATAATAAGATGATAGATAAAGACGATATGTTCTTTATCAACATGGGGTATGAACCTAAACCAAAAGAATGGGGTGTAGGATACGAATATAAAGCGTTAATGACCTGTTTTCACAAAATATATAATTACACTACTAACACAGATGGAACGATAAACTTTGAACTAGACGAATACAGCTCAGAAGTATGGTATGACTACGACTTCGACGGTCAACCAGACTATATAACTAATGAACGAATACACAATATTAAAACATTAAACAAAATTTTTAAACCATTAATACAACCAGAAGGACCAGTCAGGATAGAACGCAAATGAAACGACCAACACCTAAAGGGATAGAAAGAATAATACAAAATACCAACAAGATTAAAAAAAAGAAGAAAGGAATACACGAACACATCATAGACGACCTATTAAGACGAATACTAACATTATACGAGCCGGATATAGGAGGAAGGAACATAGAATACGATGTTAACAAACAACATGGAGAGATAGACCTGTTTTACATTCACAACTTCGTAAACACTAATAGAAAAGTAGGAGTTGCAATAGAAGTTAAAAGTCATGATAGCATACGAAACTATCGAAAAGCAGTACAGCAACTAAACAAAGACGAGCAATTTTTAAAACAACAATACGGATGCGACATTGTAAAAAAAATATATGCAACTAAAGAATTAATAAAATACGTTAAATGAGATATACAATAAACAACAAATATTTTAGTGTTGACCTAAGCAATGATTGGGAACAACTAATAGGCAAGTATAATTGGTACGAGTTTAATCTATTAAAAATGTACTTTGAAAACGATGTTATACATGGATGCTCAGAAATAGAAATATACTTATTAGGATTCGGCATAAGAATTTATTGGGTTAGCAATAAAAAAGCTAATAATAAGAAATTTGCAGAATACGAAAAAAGATTAAAAGAAGAAAAATTTGTAGATATTACACGATGAGTTATGCTAAAAATGAGCCCTCGCCAGGTTGTCCTTATTGTTTTGATGGAGAAACTGTAATTGATAAGTTTGGAATAATGTATTGTAGTGCTTGTAAGAAAAATATTTATATTAGGAAAATAGACTAATGATTAAAGAATGTACATGTAAGAACGATTATCAAGACGCCATGTATGGTAAAGGCTATAGAGTATTCAACCCTGCAGCAGCAAATAATAGATGTACTGTTTGTGGGAAAAAAGATAAATGATGTCAACACTCATTTTTTATTAATAATGGGCTCTTAGCTCAGTCTAGTAGAGCGTCTCGTTTGCAACGAGGAGGCCGAGGGTGCGAATCCCTCAGAGTCCACATGATATTATAATCCAGGTGATGTATGGTCCAAATAACAAATAAACAATGGGAAAAAGTATTCACTATGAGAGACAACTTTGCAAAGAAAGTTCTCATGGGCAAAGAGTTATTTGAAGACCAAAAAAAATTTTCTAATAAAATTATTAAAAGTGTTATTTTACAAGAAGGGCAAACATTAATTTCACAAAGAACAAGGCAGAGCGGTAAAACAACGGAGATAGCTCGTATAACCACCCCCTTTTTACTTTACTTCTATTTTCCGATTATCGAAAGTTTTGGTTTACCAATGCCTCAGTTCTTTAACATAGGATTCTTTGGGCCACAAGAACAACAGGCAAAGACAGACTTTGATTTATTAAAGGATACTCTTAGGAGATTAAGTAAAGAAGTGGCACCGTTAATATTTGAAGAGTTTAGTGGGGATACAATTAAGATTGCAAGAGGAAAGTATCCTCCACGTATGATATACGCATTTACAGCAAGTGCAACTTCACACCCAGAATCCAAGACTTTAAACCTTATATTTTTAGAAGAGGCGCAAGACTTAATAGATTTACAAGTAGATAAAGCAATATTACCAATGGGTGCTTCTTGTGTTTGTAAAGACACCTTAGTGTATGATGTAAATGGTATACCGATTAATATACAAGATGTGGATGATTGTATATTAGGAACCAACGATAATTATGATGTAGTTTTGAATAATGTCACAAATAAAGGCACAACTACAAAACCATGTTATAAAATAACCACTAATAGTGGACGAATGTTAAAATGTAGTTATGACCATCCAATAATGGTTAAAAATCGTAAGAATAGGCAAACAGAGTTTAAAACTGCTTATGATTTGAAAATTGGCACACAAATAGCAATTGGCGACAAAATAGATAGGTTTGGTTGGGATTCCATGTTTAATCCTAGATTGATAGGAATGTTGATAGGCGATGGTTCATATAGGAGGGGGGGAATGGTTAGATATTGTTCATGCGACCATGAATTATTAGATTATGTGAAAAAAGATTACGACTTTAAATCATACAACACCTATATCACGAAACAAAACAAAATATTTGAAGATGGAACAATTAAGGGATTATGTGGCGAACTTAAAAAACTTGGAATATATGGACAAACCGGCAAACAAAAAACATTACCAGATAATATTCACGAATATAATGAAGACGTGTTACTAGAATTACTTGGAGGTTTATATGATACTGACGGTTGTGTGACAATTGAGGACAATCGTAGAGGTAGAATATATTTAGATAGTTGTAGTAAAGTAATGTTAGAAGAAGTATTTATTATATTAGAGAAATTTGGAATACATTCAAGAATATACCATTCTAAAACTAAAAGCGATATAGTTAAAAAGGAAGGAAGTGTTTGGAGATTAGTTGTATCTGAGAGAGAAAGTGTTTTGCGGTTTCACGAAAAAATAAAATTATTAATTAGATATAAGCAATTAAAATTAAATAAATTACATGATATATTACAAAAACATAAACCAAAAAGACAAAAAAATATGTTAAATGTTTATTTTGAAAGAATAACAAATATAGAAGATATTGGTATACAAACAGTTTATAATTTAACGGCTAATGATACTCACACATATCTCGCAAATGGTATAATAACACATAATACGAACGCAACAGCGGTATGGATTGGAGTGGCTGGTTATAAGAAGTGCCGTTTTTGGGAGTTAGGAGAAACATTACCAGCTTATAACAAAGTAATAGTTACTTATAAGAAAGTGTTAAAAGAACATGAAAAACGCTTTAAAATAACAAAAGACCCATTTTATAATAATTATCGTAAATACATAGATAAAACTATTAGAGAGATAGGAGAGGACTCTCCAGAGTTTAAAACACAATATATGATGGAGTGGCAATTAGAAAAAGGTCAATTCATCACTTATGATAGATTAATGGAGTGTGAAGCAGATTATCATATTAGAAAACGTTATCCTAAATATTTAAAACTATACGCAGGTATAGATTGGGGAAAAATGCATGATTCAACGATTTTAACAATTATTAACAGAGCAGGAGAAATAGTTTTTTGGGAGGAGTGGAATGGAGACGATTACGCCTCTCAAATAGAAGACATAGTACATTTGTTTGTTTCTAGATTTCCAGCGGTGGAAAAAGTTCATTGTGACGCCACAGGCAACCAAGACATGGGAGTTGACCAGTTAAGAGCTAGTTGTAAAAAAGCAGGTTTAAAAGTGAGTGTTATACCATTTAAATTTAATAAATTCAATAAAGACACCATGTATAAAAACTTATTTACACTTATGACTAAGACTATGAAAGGAAAACAAGTTGTAACTCCAAATTTTATCAAGTTTCCAACTGAAAAATCTATGAAATACATGAATCCTGTGTATAAAGAGCGATTTATCAAACAATTTTGTGATTTACAGAAAGAAATCAAGCAGAACTGCTGGCATTGTGCTCATCCAGAAGGCCCAAATTATCATGATGACTACACTGATAGTATTGCTCTTTGTTGTTTATCATTTAATGTTATGAGAACAGTTTATAAACCGGTGATGGCATAATGATATTAGGAGCAACTAAAATTACACAAACAATAAACCATATTAATATTTGGAAAAATTATCCAGATATTAATAGATTTATAGAAGTATATTGTATTGTTGATGAACATGAATCATTACATGAAGCAATAATTATTGCTCAAAGAGAAGAGCAAGAACGTATAATAGACGAATTAATGACATAGTATATACAATACTACGAAACATTTATAAACCATGAAAATAATATATTAATATTCACGTTTTTTTCTAACTTCACGCCCAATTTATAAACTAATATAAAATGGCGTGGTACAATTTTAAAAAAGAATTTAAACCCCTAGTATATGCTGATAAAGCAGCAAAAACAATAGTAGAAGCATTCAATGGTAAAGTCTTGTCAGACAAAATCAAATTTCCACAAGAATTAGGTATAGAACACCCATTTAACTTTGAAGCGGCAGAAGGAGTGTACAAAAAAGTCCCTGCAGTAATGGGAGCAATCGATAAATACGTTGATTTCATAGTGGGACCCGGCTTTTTCGTTAAAAGTGATGATGAGAAAGCTCAAAAAATAATAGAAAACTTCATACAAGAGTTTAATTTTGATTCTATTCTTAGAGACTGGGTAAAAGAGTCTCTTATTAAAGGAAACGGATATTTAGAGCTTGGAACAGGTAAAAATAACACTATTGATGGTTTAAAAGTATTAGATGCAAAACATATTTACATAGACACCGATGATAAAGGCAAAATCACAGCTTACAATCAATATTTTAAAGATTTAAAGAAAATAATTAAAGATGACATAAATCCTTTACCTGTTGAGGACATAGCACATATTTCTATTAATAAAATTGGAGATAATCCATACGGATTTGGTCTTATCAATAGTGCACTTATTACAGTAGATAATTTATTACAGAACCAAAAAGATTTACACATGTTAATTAATCGTAAGGCTAATAGTCCAATGCACGTTAAAGTTGGAGATTTAGACCGAAACATGCTTCCAACAGAAGAAGACATTAATGATATTGGTAAAAAACTTGAATGGATGAATAATAAGCAAGAATGGGCCACAGACCCGACTTGGGACATAAAAGTCGTTGATTTCGGCGATATAGGAGAGAAATTTGCGTTTGTGTTAGAACACGACGTTAAAATGATGTTATTCGGCTTACAAGTGCCAGAAGTTTTAATGGGAACAGGAAATATTCCAGAAGGACTTGCAAAAGTACAAATGGATGCTTGGGAGAGAAATATTCAATCAAAACAAGCAGAAATTGAAAAAGTAATAGAAAGTAAGATATTCAAACGTATATTAAGCAATAATAATATTGATTCACACGTAGAATTTGAGTGGGGACAGCAAAGTAATGACCAAAAAGAAACAGATATAAGAATAACCACAGAACTTTTAAGAATACCAGACCTAAATTTTGGACTTAAACACGCATTAGAACAGCATGTGGCAAANCAGTATAGTATTGAAGAAGAACAATTATCTTCTAAAGAAGAAGAAAAAGATGATTTAAATAAAAAACAACAATCAAAAGGTGATAACATGAATAAAAAAGAAGCACTTGAAGCGGTTAATAACGGAATGTCAGAACCACCCCAATGTGCAAGTAACGGATGTGAAAACGATGCATTTATATTGTTGCATGATAACTTTGTATGTGGGGAATGTGTAACTAAATATCAGAATTATAAAAGTAAAATGATGAACGCGCTTTTAACCAACATAAATGATAATGTGGGTGATGAAGTTGCGTCTAAAGAAAGAAAGATTTAAAAACAATCCTGATTTAATAAGNCACAACGATAGAATTATAGGCATTTTCTGGCGTGATTGGAGGCGCGATAAACGTATGGAAATGAAGCGTATTAAACGTAGATTATTCATAGCTAAGATTAAAAGAAGTAAAAAATTCAAAATTAAACAGAGAGATAAAAGATGAGTATTAAACATATGGAGAGTTATATATAATGGGACTTGCATATTGCCCTCATTGTAATGTTAGAATAGCATTTAGTAATATGAGTGGAGAGGACTTCGTTCACGAGTGTAATAGTGGGGACTCTGTAAATGACCAAGAAGACGTGGTTATAACATCTACAACTGTAGATGAATTTGGNGACCCAGACACTTCAACGGGTAAATTAAGTGGGGACATCACTAAACAAGGAGGTGCCGCTAGTAATTTCGGTAACAGAAGTTGGATTGAGGGTGAAACCGTTGAAGAAGTAACTGTTAGAGGAAATAACGAAAACATTACTAGAACTTAGNCAACATTACGAATATATTCCAAATATTAAAGATATAAGCAAAAGGTGAAAACAAATGATTCAAGAATTAAAAACAAATCTTACAATAGGAGATAACGGTAAGAGCAAATCTTACAACAAGCCTTGTAAAAAGGGAAATTATCAGCGTTCATAGTTAGAACTGCTAGCCCAATCAAGTTAGGAGTTGTATTAGAGAATTATCCATCAATAAGTCTGTTAGATTTAGCAAGTTGTAATGGAGAGAAATACTTTCCAATAGAAGTACAACCACAGGATAATAAAGGAGATGCGATTAACTATCGTTCAAATTGTTATTATTTGAATGATAAACTTATTATTGAAGCTGCCGGTGTTAGAGGCGCTAAGATAGAAGTAATAATCCGTTATGAATAATGAGAGATTTAAAATATAGAACTGATTTTGGTGAAGGTAAAAGAGTAGAATTTTCTACTGGTAAGATTAAAGGTTATTTAGAATCTATATATTTATCAGTGACTAAACCAGTTAGTGTAATAATTTATTCTATGAATAATCCAGATATCATATTATTTGAAGACGTGGACTTCGTGGGTAGTAAAAATCTTAATCTTAGAGCAGAGGCGATGGGCTACGACCATAAAGTCTTCAATTATGCTAATACACGCTGGGCTTTGAATGAGAGGCTCGGATTTATATTTAAAGGTTCAGTTTTTACTAAAGTGGAAGTGAGAGTGCGTTATAATGGCTGAACATATTAGAGATGGAACAGGAGATGCTTATCCTTGGAAAATAAATAGTAGTAATGAAGGACTAATAATATCTAGATTGACCGATGGGACAAACAATGCTTCTGTTAATACTAATAATCAATTAAACGTTGTATCAAACACTTTTGGTGTTCCTAGTACTTATACAAAACAAACTCAAAATTCTGAACAATTCAACATTGTTAAAGGCAATTTAAATAAACTTAGAATTAGACCTCAAATCCAAAATGAACACGCAGAGTCAAGTCGTGAAGCAATGGATGTGGTCGATAGTTCAACCGTTGTAGGCCAAATTTTTAAAGCATCGCAAGACAATATTAATGGTATATCATTAACATTACAAAGTGCGGCAACATTTGTTAGTATTGATGCTATTACTGCTGGTGGTGGAGAAAATAAAGCTGGAACAATGGAATATTCTAGTAATGCGGCTTTACAAGCAGAATATGTAAAAAGTGGGGCAGTTGAGGCTACTAGAAGTGCATTTACTGATTTAGCATCTGTAACACAAGATGGAAGTTGGGCGTTAAAAATACCATGTGATACTTTAACTGATAGTTGGACAGCGACACTTACATCAACTGATTTAACAGGTGTAACTTTTTCTTTAAAATATGGCCTAAATACTAAAGAGTTTAACAAATGTAAGGTTTATTTTGTTATAGGAGATGGTACTAATACTAAAAGTTTTCCATTAACTATTAATCTTAAAGATATATGGCAAACATTTTCAATCCCTGAAACTGCTATGACTGTAACTGCAAATGATGCTACTGCTACAACTCCAAATATGGCGGCCATAACAAAAATTGGTTTTAGAATAGATGATGCTGATGGTGGAGAATTTGGTTATATTGATTCGATAACATACCAATCACAACCTGGCAGTGTAGTACTTGAATTATGGGATATGGGAACAACACTACCTGCTAGTAATGGCACAGTAGATTATACTACAAAAACTCAATATACTGAAATAGGTGATAGGGGAATAAGTGGTGTAGTGGTGTCACAATTATCTTTAACATTGGATGGTGGTAAACGTAAATATCATATTGACGAATTTATAGCTGGAACAGCACTTGAACATCCAAGTAATACTTTATTAACAATTGGAAACTATTATTCTATAGTGTTAAAATATGTTGATACGGATGTAACTGTTTACGGCCCAGACACGACATTTTCAACAGATTATTATACTAATGGGTATGCTTGGAAAGCAGAAACCGCAGATAATTTAATAGATGTTATACCTGGTGCAGCAGGTGCTGGTGCTTATTCAGATTTAATGTTCCAAATATTTAGTATTCAAGATGTTTATATTACAAACATTACTTTATTAGCTGATTCGGCTCCTGGTAATAATGCAAGTGTATCAATTTTTTCAGAAGATTCAAACATGGGTATAGTTGATATAGCTTCAACAAGCCAAACAGGTGGTTTTGGAAGAACAGAATTGAGTTATGATTTGACTATTAGACCTAGAATTTTTAGAGAAAGGTGGAAAATTAGAATCATATTTTAATGATGACCCTACAGATGATTTGACTACTATATCAATGTCTGCGTCATATTTATATATTCCACCTACTGTAAACGGATAATTTAATATTGATGTGTTCAAGTAACAGTATACTATTAAATAGTATATACAAAACTACACAAAATTTATAAATTAGTATAATAAATAGTATATTAAAGGATATATTAAGAACTTTTCGAAAAGTGTCAATCCTTTATTAAAAAAATGAGCCCTAGTAATACTACGGTGTTGCTAGATGACATCTTTTTTTAAAACGCCGAAGAGCAAGACAACAACGTCGATAAGGAGGAAATTAAAATGGTAAGACCAAACAGATTAAAAAATTACACTTTTTCTAGCAGTGATTTAACAGCAGATGCTAATGGAGCAGTAACATCGTATAGTGATGTTCCAATAAATGGGCGAGTAACAAAAATAGTGTTAGACGCAGGAAATTGGGCAGCAAACGGCAGTTTCTGGGTTAGAACATCAGGATTAGTACCAGAACAGCTATATTATGAAGACGGAGCATCAAACGCCGATACAACAGTGTATCCCGTTGTTTTTGGAGTAGATAATGCTAATACAACTGGAAGTCCAGAAGTATGGATGCAGAGATGTGTTAATTCTAATTTAGAATTATTAGCAAGTGGAACAGGAAATGGAAAATCTGGAGTATCTCTAACAGTTTATTATGTATAAGTATACAAAAAACACTATTAGTATATACAAAACTACACAACATTTATAAAGTCTAAATATAATTAAATATATCAGTAGAGATATTTCTAAAAATGGAGGAAACAAACAAAATGGAAAATTGGCAAAAATTAACATTTGATGTTCCCATTAATGAGTCGATTACAGAAAATGACAGTTTCATGATTAAAGGAACTGCTATTAATGCAACAACTACAAGAAACGGAACAATATTTTTGGCTGAAGAATTAGCTAAAAGTGCTAAAACTCTTAGAAACAAACCTATATTAGCAGACCACGATAATAGTATTAACAGTATTAGTTGGAAGAACAACTAAAGACGTGAATTTCGACCAAACAAGCGAAGCAATATTATTCGAGGGTGTAATCAAGAATGAAGCGATAATCAACAAAATCAACGAAGGATTAATTGACAGTGTTAGTGTAGGAGCAACATATAAAGACATCGAATATAATGAAGATGACACTTATACGTTAAAAGGAATAGAATTTTTGGAATTAAGTCTAGTAGCTGTGCCCGCAGATAAAAATGCGACATTTACAAAGGCGGTAACTGAAAGTTTTAATCTTAGAAACAAAGCAACTGAAGAAATTCAGAAAGAAACCCACAAGGAGGAGAAATCTAAAATGGCAGAAGAAAATGTAGAGATGGAAAAACTTAAAGCTACAAATGAAGAAATGTCTAAGGAACTAGAAACTTTTAGAGCAGAAGAAGCAGCTAGAAAAGCAGTTGAACTAGAAATACTTCAAAAAGAATATAAAGATTTAGCAACAAGTTTAAACATTGAAACAAGAGACGTATCAAACGTTTCAAGTGAAGCTCTTGGAATCTTAATTGAAGATTTGACTAAGATACAAGAACAAGAAGAGGCTGAGCCAGAAGTTGAAGAAGAAGCAGAAGAAGAAGCAGAAGAGGAATCTGAAGCAGAAGAAGAAGCAGAAGACGAAGCAGAAGACGAAGCAGAAGAAAAAGAGGATTCGGAAGAGAAAATGAAAGGAAAAGTAAACAAAGAAATTAGTGAAGACGTTTTAAACGAATTTGTTTTCACAACTGAAGAAGTATCAAAAGGATACGGATTATACAAAGAAAACAGTGATAATCCTAAATATAAGAGGTAAATAGAAAATGGCAGGAGAAATAGGAAACCCATTAGGATATGTACCACTATTCGACGGTGGAGACCCAAGAATTGTATCAGGTAGAACTGAAGCAGTTGTTAGTGGTGGAGCACCAGTATATGCAAGTGGAGCACAAGGAAACGTTGGTTCACAAACAGAGTCATATTCAGAAAAGTGATGTGCATTTCTTAACAGGAGCAAGCGGAGCATTATTTAATGGTATCGCAACAGCAACAGCAGGAAGTAACACTACAGTTAGTGTAGCAACCGCAGGAGTTATTATAGGAAAAGCAGCAGGAGCAATAACAGGCGGAACAGCAGTAGCAGTTGACGCAGGTGGATTTGTGGACTTAGGTTCAGAAGCAGCTAGTGCACTAGGATTCTACACTTTTAAGAAAGTTGGAAGAGCATTAAGCGCAGCATCAAGCGGAAATTTCGCATTGATACAAATAGCCCCTTAAATAAAAATAGAGAGGAATAAAACGGTAAAATGACAGAACTAAAATATGTTAAAGAACTTTTAAGTACCGACCTTGGAACAGAGGGTTCACTATTAATAGTTAAGAAAATTTATGATTCATTAATAGAAGAAACCGCTAAGGCATTAATACCTAGAAGTGAAGCAGCTATCTATTTTGGCCCAGGAGACATTCCAGGTTCAAGTATAGATGTAGACTTAGTAACACCTAATAAAATGGATGTTAGACGAGTTGGCGAAGGAGCAGAAATCCCAATGGATGAAACAGAGTATTCAAGTTTCAACATGAAACCAGTTAAGTACGGTGTAGCGATTAGAATTACAAGGGAAATGCTAGAAGATGGCAAGTGGAACTTGTTACAACACAACATTAAGTACGCAGGTAAAAGATTNGCAGAAAATGAAAATTCATTGATAATCAGTGATGCTTTAGACAACGCAAGCAACACAGTTGCAGGTGGAGCAGCAGTAACAATTGCTAACATTACAAGAGCAATGCAATACTTAGACGACGCAGATTACAATCCAACAAGTTTATTCGTTGGCATGGAAGTCTTGAACGATTTGAGAAACATTGATACCTTTGTTGAAGCTAACAAAGTTGGAAACAGAGATATGTTAAGTAAAGGTTTCCTCGGAAACATTTACGGATTAAATGTTATGAAAGTCTCAACTAACGCAGGTATGACAAGTACAAGTTCATACGTTACAGACAAAGAACAAGCATACGTAATCGCAGAGAAAAGACCTGTTTCAATGGAACAGTTTGACCTTCCAACATTCGACATGCAAGGTGCAGTCTTAACACAGAGATTAAAAGTTAGACAACTTAGAGCAGACGCAATAGCAAAGATAACTTCATCTTAAAATCTAGGTAACTTAAAATGGGAATCGTAGATGGAATGGGTGGAGAAGAAGTTAACCAAGCAGTTACTAAAGGGTAGTAATACCCTATTTTTTTTATTTTTTATTAATTTTTTTATTATTATGATAATTAGGTAATCGCAAATGGCATTATGGAATTTGGGAAGTTGTGCAGCAGAAATACTTACAATAGTAGACTCTGTTCCAGCGGGTATAAGTGGAAACTTAATAGCAATCGCTGATAGACAACGACAAGTAATAAACCAATACACAGGTTTAAATCCTGGCAGTGTTAATATCACATTAAAATTTCAACCAGCATTAATAAATCTTACAATCGCAGATACTCTCGGTCTAATGCAAATGACAGGAGCAGATGTTAATAGAATACAATTAGGTGATTTGAATATATATAAAGGGACCGAAAGTTCACTAACAGAAGGAATGAAGTACTTCAAGAATAAAGCGACCGAAGAAATGAAAATAATCGGCAGAAAATCACACTTTTATAAATCAAATGGGTGAAGATAAATGGCAGAATTACGTTATATTGGACCACATGGACCAAATGAAATTAGAAAAGTACCAGAGAAAAAAGTAGACGAGTTTATTAAAAGCGGCGTTTACGAAGCAATCAGCGACAATTTAGTAGTTGATAAATCAATTTCACAAAAACAAAAACTTGGTGTGAAGAAAGAAGAAAACGTGAATAAGTACTCTTTTGAAGGCGTTAAATTAGATGAGGAAGAATAATTATGGTTTCAGCCCAAGAGTTGAGAACAGATGTTAACGCTCTCATAGACGAACACGGCGTAACTTGTCGTTTTCGCTACTTCACACCATCTTATGATTCAACAGACTATGATGGATACGATAGTCTAGCAATAAGTGGAACAGATGTTTGGACTAGCGGATTAAAACAACCTCTTGATAAGAAATGGGGTAGCAACGATGGAATTTTGTTGCAAGAAGGAAAATTATTACAAAATGACAATAGGTTATATATTAAAGGAAACATCAGTACAAGTGGAACACTCAAAATTCAAATTGGCAGTCCTAGCGGTGAGCAGTATGCTATTGTTAATAGTCCCGGCGATATTAGTTGGGATATAAATAATATACCAGTATACAAAAAACTATACTTACGAGTATTAACTAATGGTTCAATAGCAGGCGAGTAAAAATGACGTACTTGCCAAATTTTAAAGACCCAAAAGGATACGGAACTTTAAACCTTGAAGTTAAGGGATTACCAGAATTAAATAGTTACTTGAAAAGAACTGCTGGTAAGTCAAAACTTGCACTGGGTCAAAGTATGCAACAAATCGGCATGATGATGGAAGCACAAGTCCGCGCAAGCGTTGCAGGAGCAGCNGGCGAACCTAGAAGTATAGACACAGGATTTTTTCACGATAGCATTCATTCAAGNGCAACNCANGANTCAGTTACAATTGCTGACCGTACAAGTTACGGTAAGTTCTTGGAAAAAGGNACTACTCGTATAAATGCCCGTCATCATTTCACAAAATCATTTACAAGAAATTTAAAAAACATTTACAATATTATTAGGTTCAATTTACAACGAGCCACAAAGTAGTTACAAGTGAGTAACGACTTAAAGTCCAAGTGAGGAGGAAGAACAAATGAGTGTAAGCACAGCAACTGTAATAAGTGACACAATACTTTATATTAGAGACCAACTTAAAAGTAACATCACTGACCCTCTTTCTAGAACCAACGGAGTTGGATTTATAACCACTGGATTTCCAAAGCGGAAGGCAGACTTTCCAATGATAACGGTTAGAAAACAAAATCTTGATTTTGGAGAACGACTTGGAATGCAAACAGAAGCATTTTATGCAACTGTATTGTTAGAATTAAGGATATTTGCACGTAACGAAAAAGAACGAGATAGTCTTACACAAGACGTTATGACTTATCTTAATAGCAATCAATTTCCATATACAACAAGTAATACATCAACACAGGTAGATTTACACGATTTTAGAGTTGTGAACTGCACTAACATTGATGAGATGACTAGTGAAGGAGGAGTATTAACATGCTCTATAGGAGTAAGTTATCGTTTCTTATATGGATTATCATGAAAATGAATAGATAGAGGTAAAAAAAGAAAATGTTAAAAAATAGAGGTATAAAACAATGACACAATTTATGGGAGACCAGAATACCGTAGGATTCTTGTATTCAAGCGGAACTTACGCTACTGCTTCAGGAAACAGTCTGAATAGCTTTGGATTAGTTCAAAGTCACAGTCCAGATGAAACAGTTAATGTAAGTGCAGTTAGATATACAGGAACGAGCGACAGAAACGTCGGACAATTCGTAACAACAAGTAAAGATTATGGTGGAACAATAATGTATTATCCACAAGATTTTAAAATGGCTTTCTTCGCATTAGGAAGCACTTTAGATACAAGTGGAACAACGAGTACACACGTTATTAGTGAAACTAACAATGATGATGGAAATGAGATGACAGGAGCAAATAGCTTCGCAGATTTCAACCTTGAAGACACACATAGTGTAAGTGGAAATGCCGCAAATGCACAGAGAACATACGCAGGATGTGTGGTTGATAGTTGGAGTATTGCAGGAACAGAAGGAGACATTCTTTCATGCGATTTAAGTTATAGAGCACAAAGTGTAACTTATACAAGCGGTAACGCGACAAGTTATACTGCAGCAACTACAGCACCATTCTTATTTAGTGATTGTAAATTTCATTTAGAAAGTGGAACAACAACTGGATATGATAAGATGACAAATTTTACATTTACTATAAACAACAATTTGTTAACAAGACATTATGGTGATGGAACACAATTAATTGGAGAACCTAAACCACAAAATAGGGATTATGACTTGTCAGTAACATTTGACGAAAACAGTGATGTTAGAAAAACGTTATATGAAACATATTTTCAAGGTGGAAGCACATTTAATTGTATGCTAGAAATTAATGCTGCAAGTAACAGTCAAGGATTTATAATCATGAGTGGTTGTAGATTAACAGCTGATAGTGTAAGCACACCAAACGAAGGAGTTACAGATGAAAGTATAACTATAATGCCGCAAACAGCAGTTATAAACTCAAGTGATGTAGTTCCATTGTTCACTGCTTGGTAAAGGAGTAATTTTTTATTTTTTATATTCAAAAACAACAATAGGTGATAAACATGAGTATGTTAAGAAAAGATGCGGCTCTTTTTGAAAGAGACGATAAAGAAGAATTAATACCAATAAAAACAGTATTAGAAACAACGGCTAAAGAAGAAATAGTTGTTAAACCAATGCCTCGTGGAGCTGTTAGAAAAGTATTTGCAGATGCTGCATTAAATGAAAACAACACAACAACAGACCAAGATAAAGAAATTATTTTAAAATATTGTGTTGAGCCAAAATTTACAGAAGAAGAAGTCGATAGAATGAAACATTATTTGGCAACAGCTATTTCAAGTGCAATATTAAAAGCAAGTGGTGTTGGAGAACCTGATTTAAAAAACGATAAAGGTGACGAACTAAAAAACTTTTAGCTGAACGAAACAATGAAGATTTTGTTTTGTTCATGCACGATAGAGGATATAATTTTTTTAATATTAATAAATTAACATATCAAGAAATAAATCTTTTAATAAATGCTTTTAATCATAGAGAAGCAGATAAATTAAAAGCACAAAAAAAACAACAGCAAAAAGGTAAAAAGAAATGGTAAATTTAGGACCATCAAGCGGTGGAATAGGTGGAGCATTTGGAGGAAGTTTTTTCAGGTGCATTTATGGGTGGTGCAAGTGTTCAAATAGTTATAAGAGCAATTGATGCTTATAGTAAAGAATTTAAAAATGCAACTACTGCAGCACAAAAATTAGGAACAGGTTTAAAATGGCTTGGAGTTGCAGCAGCAGGAGCAATAGTAGCCTCATCTAAATTAGCTATTCAATATGAAAGAACAGAAATGGCCTTTACTTCTATGCTTGGAAGTGCAACAAAAGCAAAAGCTTTATTAGAAGAATTACGACANTTTACACGAAGAACACCATTTNTTNTACCAGAATTAGAAGAGAATGCACGATTATTATTAGGTATGGGTATTGAAGCAAAAGAATTAGTTCCAACTATGAGTATGTTGGGAGATGTTGCTTCAGCACTTAATGTTCCATTTTGGAGAATGGCTCTAAATTTTGGACAGGTTAAAACTCAAACCAAACTTATGGGTACAGAACTTAGAGATTTCGGTAGAATGGGAGTACCATTAATTGAGGCTCTTACAAAGGTAACAGGTAAAACCGCAGAAGAAATTAAAAGTATGAAAGGCAAAATTACATATGAAGAAACACTTGAAGCTTTTAAAAATATGACTAGCGAAGGAGGAAAATTCTTTAATTATATGGAGAACGCTGTTAAAACCGCTAGTGGACAATGGAGTGTTTTAAAAGATGAATTTATTGGTCTGGGAAGAGCGATTGGTGATAGTTTCTTACCATTTATAAATGATGCTATTTCAGCAATTACAGGATTAACAAGAAAATTCAATGATATGACTAAAGCCCAACGAGAAGCTGTTGGTAAAAAAATGGCTATTGGTTTAGGTGCTGTTGCTGGTGGAGCTGCCACTCTTAAAGGTTGGGAAATATTTATGGGTACTAAAGGTACAAGATTCAATCCTGTTTATACAAAATCAGTCAATCCAATATTAAATAAAGGGGGCGGACTTGATAAGATATTACAAGGGCTTGGTCTTGGTGCAGGCTCAAAGGCTGCATATGGTTATACCGCTGGACTTACAGGGATGGTAGCTACAGTAACAACACTTCTTGCTTCAGCAGCTATAATGGGTGCAATATTATATACAACTAAAAAAGTACGGTGATGGATTAGGAGTACAATTTAACACTACTCAAAAAGACTAATATTTACTACCGATAAAGATATAACATTAGCTAATGCTGGTCCTAATAAAGGACAAGGTACTACGATTCCAGGAAACTCATTAAATGGAGGGGATGTAGTGACACTTGCAGATGGAAGTAAAATAACTCTATTTGGAAAATATTCTGATAAATATAAAGATTCACGAGACACTGTAGAAGAAACAACTGATGCTGTTGATGATTTAACATTAAAATATGAAGACCAACAAGAGGCATTAAAACTATATGCAGAAAAAGTTGAAGAATATGATACTGAAATACAACGTATACAAAATGAAACCGGTTTAAATGGTGTTAAAAAAGCAATAGCCATTGGTAATGCTGAAGATGCATTGGCACAAGCAAGAGTTGCAGCGTTAGAAGTAGTTACTAAAGCACAACTTAAGGCGTTTGAAGATTTGGAAAATGCAACTGGACAAAAAAGTGGTTCGTTTATGAGTTGGTATATGAAACAACGTGGTGGAAGTATATCAGCGTCTGAATATGCAAGAGTTTCTGCAGGTGGTAATATATCAGGTATTAAT